ACTCGGCTGTCTGTTGTTCGTGCCAGGCGTGGCCGTGACACTGCTCTTGACGCCGATCATCGGCGCACTCGACGCCACGGGTGTGGGCATTGTCGTGATGGGACTCACGTTCTACGCATTCATCAACGCCTGACACGTTGACGGTGGCGTGCAATCGTCACACCAGTTTTTCATACACACGCTGACAGTCGGCAGTCACAAACACGTAGACGTGGACGGCCCACCCGCATGACTAAGTTCACTCACACAGCGGTGAGCCAAGCCTTTAAGTACGTAGCCGTTCCGTATGGACAATAGCTATCAGCCACAAAGAGAGTGGGCCAACGCGGATTTGAACCGCGGACCGTCGCGCCGCCCTCGGTGGGCTTGCATACGCCGTTTGATAGGAGGCCTGCCTCGCACGGTGGCTGAGAGCACCCACACCCATGACCCCACCAGACCTGCCGCACACAGACGTATCGCTTCCGCACCCGCGTGCCGCGCTTCGCACGTACCTCGACACGCGACAGGATGAACTGTCAGCAGCCACACTTCAAGCACACACCTACCGCCTCAAGCACTTCGTGCGCTGGTGCGACCACGCGGATATTACTGACACGAATACACTCACGGGGACTGACTTACACCAGTTTCGACTGTGGCGACAGGACGAGGGCGACCTCAACCCCGTATCTGTCCACACGCAACTGTCTACACTCCGCGTGTTCCTCAAGTTCTGTGAGCGCATCGAGATCGTCACCGACAGTCTGTACGAGGCAGTTATCCTGCCCGACCTCGCAGACGGCCAGGACCAGCGTACAACGACGCTCAGTCCTGACCAGGCCGATGCCGCACTCGACTATCTCGATACCTACGAGTATGCAAGCGCAGATCACGTCACACTCCTGCTCCTGTGGCGCACAGGTATGCGTGTCGGTGCACTGCGGTCCCTCGACGTGGACGACTATACACCACAGGCGGCCCGTCTGCACGTTCAACACCGCCCACAGGGCGGCACGACACTCAAGCAAGGCGTCGGTGGCGAGCGATATGTCGCCCTCCACAGGAGCGTGTGTGCCGTTCTCAACGACTATCTGGACGCCACACGGCCCGACGTGACCGACGAACATGGCCGACACCCACTGGTCGTGTTCTCGAACCGTGGCCGTCCTGCACGCTCGACCATTCGACGGCACGTCCATCGCTGCACTCAACCCTGCCTCTGGATGGGCGCGTGCCCGCACAACAGGTCGATGGACTCCTGTGCGGATATTGGACACGGTGATGGGTTCGACTGCCCATCGAGCCGTCCCCCACACGACGTGCGCCGTGGCGCAATCACGCACTGGCTGGCACGAGACGTGCCCAAACCTGCCGTGGCCGACAGGATGAACGTCACCGAAGGCGTGCTCGATGCACACTACGACCAACGCACTCCAGAAACAAAGGCTGAACAACGACGGCAGTTCCTCGACGAGACGACCCGTACAGACAACTGAGCCGTGCTTACAGGGCCGTCACTCCGTGCCAACACAGTTCGTGCACGGCTCTAACCCACGCCGCTCAACGTATGCTGCGTCGCGCTCACGCAGGTCACAGGCATCGGGCACGAGGTAACAAGCACGGCTTGTGTGGTACGCACGGTTTTTCCGACACGGCTGGACGACATAGTACGGCGGTTCATCATCCCACTGCTCAGATCGCACGACCGTGGCCGACGTGTCACCGTCAGGGTTCTCTGAACACTGCGCCTCGTGTGCGCCACGAGCTTGGCGGCGCAGGAACCACTCACCGCAGTGGGGGCACTGCTCGCCATGCTCATACAATAGTTCCGTGTTCGATGCGTCAGTGTCGTCAAGTTGTACGTTAATCGCCATTGTCCGTGTTCACCGCGACTTCCCGCACTTCGATGACGTAGCGCACCCCTGTCTCACCACTGCTGTCCTCGAAGGTCAGTTCCATACTCGTGCCTGCATGTTCGTCGAGCCATGCCCTGTTGGGCGGCAACGACGCCCCACCGACTCCTGATGCCCAAGTGCTGTCAGTCATTCGTGCTCCCCCACGTCGTCGACAGTCAGTTGGTCAACGTTCCCACGCATGTGCTCACAGGCCGCTGCAATCCCTGCATACCCTGCTATGTCACGGTCGTGATCCACGTCGTAGTCCCCAACGGCAGTGCGTGATATCTTCAGTATGCCCATCATGCGTCCAACGTCGCCACCTGTCAGTTCCTCATCGTCGTCCAAGACCCCCTGCCCACGGAGGTACCAGGTCCACCCCTGTGCAATATGCTCCTGATTCTCGACCGCATCGCCATGCGTGTCACGGTCGCTGGCAACCAGCCGTGCCATATCTTTGAGGACGGTGCGAGCACGGTCGTCGCCCGTCTGCCCACCGACATGGGTTGCATCTCCATCGGCACGGCTGTTGAGTTCTCCACCCTGAAACACGTTTAGTGGGTCGTCACTCGCCATCTGTATCATCACCACCCTCCTGTACAACCAGCGTTGACACATTCACGTCGTAGTCACCTATCTCATCATCTCTGTCGAGACGCATTTCTCTGATTAGTCTATCAGTAAATTCTTTTTCTATCCCATCAAACTCTGCGTGTAGGTCATCTGTCTTGTCAGCAATATCGTCGGGAATGTCTATCACCCACATGACGGTAGCACCCGCCACGATATACGGTTCGTCTGCATGGTCAGTGGACACACGGTCAAATCTCATTCTTTTGTCACCTTGTTGCCCTCAGCATCGAGACTTTTGCGTACATTCTCACTGATGACGGTATTCAGTGCTTCCGTCGCGTCAATCCCATGCAGGACAGCAATCGTGCGGGCGACGAACAGCACGTCGGCCACTTCTTCAGCCACAGCTTCATCAGGCGCATCTGTATTGAGTGCTTCAGCCAACTCCCCCACTTCTTCGGCAAGGCAGTTGAACTGGCTCTGTGCGTCGATCACGTCGCTGTGGTCTGCCACAAAGGTGTGCAGGGTGGCGGTATCGACAGTGGGTCGTGTCATGTGTTGTGTCTCGCGTGTACGGTCAGTGTGATACGGTCCATCGACAGTTGTCGAAGTTTTGACTGGTTCGTGCATGGGTTGTCTCAGTCGTAGTGCTCGGCATTGAGGCCGCGCCAAAAGTGGTTCTCGTACTGTTTCTTCGCAGCACGGGCACATCGTTCGCCAGCCTCAATGAGTATCGTGCGTGGGACTGTGTACGTCTCGTCGGCAGCGTCGAGTGTGTAGTCGAGCCAGTGGGCGAGTGCGTCACGCAGTTCCGTGCGTTCTACGCCACGGTCGGCAGCCACCTTGTCAACCACATCTTCAAATGACTGGTATTGGGCAGCAGTCAGTGTCTCGATCCCGCGACACTCGGCTGTCCACGGGCCAGTCTGATTCGACGTGCGCTTGGTGTCTGATTCAGCTTCCGTCTCCGTCTCGCTCACCATCGTCCCAGTATGTAGTAAGACACACACACACCTAAAGGTGTCGTTTTGAATGCACAGTCATAGCAGGTGGTGGCTGTCAGGCACAGCCCGTATCGAGACTCCTGTGGCTCACTGAGGTATGCGAGACACGAAAAATGACGCGAGACGGAGTGTGGCACGTAACCAGCGTGCCACGGCATCCAGGTGTGGGCCGACCAGGTGTACAACCCATGTTACCATGTTTGTGAACACATACACCATGTACTACACTTTTATGATGTTAATACACCCACGACTCATGCGGTACACGGCCATGTGCTTGACGAGTGCGGCCATACACTCGTCACTCACTACTATGGGAGTGGGGCATAAAAACCTGTTGGTATCAGTGCGATAGGACACGATCTGTGCCCCAGTCGTGACTGGATGGGAGTGGTGTGCATCGAAAACGACAGTCTTATGTACCCCACGTCTCGTAGCCAGTTGTGTGTCGAAAGCAGGTCACAGACGTGGACTGCTCGTTGGCGGTGTGGACGACCGTGTGGGCCGACAGTGCGATTCGGGTGACAACCCCATGAATATGGACGACCTGAAGGCCAAGGTTAACTCGGCCAAAGACAGTGCGAGCACAGACGTTGAACAACTGCCATCCGTCAATCTCACCCCCGAGTGTGCAATCGAGGGAGAGATAGTGGACATTGGGTTCACGGGTGATGTGACCAGTGACCAGAACATTCGCGTGCAGGACGGTCGTGGCGGAGACTTCGTGTTTACGCTGAAGAACCCCACGGTCGTGTCGGGCACGCTCTTTGAAGCACTGGGCCGTCGAGATGCAGAGGACAACCTGATTCGCAATCAGCAGGCGTCGTACTACCCGTTCGGTGTCGGGGGCAGTGGCCCTTCGGTGGACTTCCGACTTGTGCCAGACGCATGGCAGCAGGAACCCCATGTGAACGAGATGGTGAAGCAACTGGATGGCGACTACACCCAAGTTGGAATCAGCCAGTACAATCACGACTATGCGAGTGCCGAAGTCGAGTCCTTCGACAGTGTGCTTGAGAACTACGACCGTGTGGAAGTGTTCGTCGGCAAGCAGGCTGGCCGCATGATGATACAGGGGACGGATACGGCACTTGGCGAGGCGGCCTACGTGACTGATGACGGTGGTGTGAACAATGGTATTGTCGAGTATCCCGAGACGTATGGCACGCCCGAGCACGGTGATGGCGACCCCAACCCACGGTGTGCAGGCCAGCCCATCCTGCATCCCGAACTGGACGGTGAATCGGTCACGCTCGTCTACCACTTCGGTGATATGAACATCAGTGGTGGCGACGATGACGACGATGAAGGCACTCGCAGGCGACGAAAGCATTTCGGGGATATACTGTGGGAGACGGACGGTCACAGGACGTTCGTCCTCACCGACCCTGGGAACAGGCCGCTGGACCCACAGCCCAGTGTGCGCGACCGTGACCCGTTCCTGGCGTTTGACACCCCACCGAATGTCACGGACACTGAGTCCACCACGGACGGTGGCACGGACACGGACGGTGGTGGTGACACGGACACTGGCACGGATGGGCCGTCGTTCAACTTCGGTGAGTTGGGCGGCGGTGAGGACACGGGCCTGTCCATGTCAGACCTCGACCCTGACACGGCAGCCTTTGTTGACCAAACGGCGTCGTGGGTGACAGACAAGGGTGGCATCGACGGGGCGTTTGACGACTTCGAGTCGGTAGTGACAGGTGCCCGTGAGGACGGCGACATAGGAGAGTACACGGCAGACGAACTGCGACCACTGATCGAAGAACGGGCGTAACGATGCACGAGCTACTGTCTGACGGCGGGACGGAGATGGCTGAAGCGAGTGATCCATCCGTGCGGTTCCAGCCTGAGCAGTGGCCTGAACAGACAGTGGTCGTCGAACTTGCACGCGGGATCATCGTGGCGACGACGGGTGCGCCGCCGATGGGTGTTGGAGAGGGGGGTGATGAGGCGTGGCCGCCGAGTGCAAACCCGTCAGTGATGGGAGAGTTGTCTGCGGAGATTGAGATTGGTGGTCCTGAAGACACGGTGTACTGCTACTATTACGATGACACTCAGGTTGCCTTGGATGATGTGTCAGACCTGCGTGTGGTCGAGCCAGGCATTTCGATTAGTCCTGTGACGGACGCTGCGGCAGACGAGTAATCACGGGGCCTGCCGCCCCGTACAGAGCCGTGTGGGCACTGTCTGAGTCACCCACCCATGCGGCTCGCGGCATGGCGGCAGGGCCGTCTCACGGCGCTGTGTGCCAGGTGTACAACCACGGCGGTGCGACAACAACCAACTCGATTCACACAACCTATGTCAGAAACAGGCTTTGCCGCGCTCGATGCAGCGATTGATAACCAGACTGCTGACACGTCGGTGCTGTCGGACACAAACGTTGTCGAGGACATGGTAGATGTAGCCAACGGGACGGTCATCGGCAACGGCCCACAGGCAGTGCTCGGGGCACTTGCGCTGTGCACGGGCTACATGTACCCGCAGGAACGGCAGGTGAACACCGTGCTGACTGGGCCTTCGGCCACGGGCAAGTCTGCCATCCAGCAGGCGACGAAGGCAATGCTGCCCTCGGAGCATACGTATGAGATTACGGATGCGTCCTCGAAGGGCGTGCTCGACGACGGGCGGTGGGATGATGCACTCATGGCTCCACTCGACGAGTGGCAGAAGGTGCCTGACGAACTGACGGAACTGCTGAAGTCACTGTCGGGCGGGGCTGACGAGGAGTACAGATACGCACGGAACGTGCCCGCGCAGGGCAGTGGCCGCACGACAGAGGAGATTGTCAAAAAGGCAAAGCCGTATCAGTTTCTCTATGCCCAACACATGATGGACCATGAGCTTTCGACACGGCTTGTGTTCCTCCCCGTAGACAACAACGTGCACATTCGAGATGCGATTATCGAGAAGGAGGGGCAGGCAGACCATGTGTCCGTTGACGGGTATCACAAGGAGTTTATCTACGATACGCATGAGCGTGAGCGGGCGTTACGCGAGCATCTGCGTGGGATCGAGACGGACATGGAGGAGGTGCCTGGGGGCGAGGACAACCACCGTGGCATGGTTGATGGCTACCTGCCCCCGTGGGTTCGCAAGTCGGTCAAGCCCATCTTTGACGTGCATCGCACAGAGACGAACCGTGTTGCAGGGCAGGTGTTCAATCTGATTCGTGCCTCAGCGGTCGTGAACTACCATGCCCGTCCGACGACGACGGTCACACATGACGACCGTGAGGTGACAGCCTATGTGGCCTCGCCACAGGATGTAGCCAATATCCTGTCAACGCGACGGACACTGCTCGCAAAGACGCATCACTTGACGACACTGAAGATGGAGATTATAGATGCGATTCGTGCACATCAGTATGCAGGTGATGATGACAGTGAGGGTGTTGGGGTGATGCTCGACACGGTGCGTGACTATCTCGAAGATTCGTCGTCACTCTCGGTGCCCCGCAAGGAGAAGTTGCGTGACTTGCTCCGTGAGTTAGAGGACCAGTTCTATGTCTCGATTCACGAGCGTGCAGGCCCGAACGGTGCCCATCTATACGAGTTTCAGTCACTCCGCGACATTCAAATGCCACGGCTATCGAATCTGCGACAGTACATGGATGCAGGGGAGATCGAGGAGTGCCGTGACCTCTCACCTGACGTGGACTTGGATGCGCCGTTCGATGGGACAACGGACCCGTTCGCGGAACAGCCGTTCGTTGATACGGTATCGGAGATGGCAGATGAATTTGCGAGCAACCCCGTGGAGCGGGCGGCAGCCACGGCAGATGCGGTGGCAGACGTGAGTGCTGGCGAGGACACAGATACACAGTCACAATCTACCTTGGCGGCAGACGCAATGGGCGGTGAGGAGGTTGCCATGCCAAGCGGCCCTGTCGAGCAGGCCGTACACGAGCGGTTGCTTACCCACGCCGATGATACGGTGTGGTCCATCGAAACGGTCGGTGATCTGCACTTGTTGGGTGTCCTCGACGGAGATGAGACGATTGCTACTGCGGAGACGACGGACACGCTTGTTGACCCCGACCACCAGTTGTGGGATCAGCCCACGCGGCCTGATGACTGGATAACTACGGAGGGTGAAGCACACGCGGAACTTGAGCAGGCTGTCGAGGAACTTGGTAACAAGGGAGTGCTCGACTTTGACGTGGACAGCGAGCCTGATGGGTTCGTTGCGACACACGTTGCTGACCCGCACGGCGATGGCTAAGCAACTGTTCGATGCGTTCTGTCCACTATGCCTGTGGGCGGGCAGAACGGGTGGAGACAGACAGTGCCCGCAGTGTGGACACGGTACAATCCCCTATGACGTACAGCTTGTGACAGACGACACGGACGACTGAGCCGATGCAACGGACAGTCACACGGCGACAGTTTGTGTGCGCTATCTGCGGGACGTATGGTGTGTGGCTTGGACTGGCTGATGATGAAAGTCAGGACAGGTTATGTGAACAGAACCATGCAGTGACCGTGGATTGTTGATTGATTTCAACACCTTTTTGTCTGTGTAGTACTAAACGCACATGAGTCGAGACGGAGAATCCAACCATGCAACTGGCAGACAGACTTGAGACGGATGCACAGCCGCCGTCCGAACCAGACGGCACAACGAGTGAGAGTGTGTTGCGGGTGGTCAGCGGATGGTACGAGACAGTCGAGCGTGGGTATCGACACCCGATGCCTGTGCTTCACTTCAATTGCCGTGCGGCGGATGGGGCGTATCGACACGTCACGGTCGATGGGTTTCGTCCGTATTTCTACGTGTCGGCCAACACGGATAGTGAGCGCCTCCAGGCGCTTGCCGCCGACCGCCGTGTGCGTGACGTGAGCCGTGCCGAGCAGACGGGGGTGGCCCAGGGCCGTCGAGACATTCCCTTAGCTCGCATCGAGGTGACGGAACCGTACCATGTCGCCCAACTGCGTGACCAGTTCGACCAGACGTGGGAGGCAGACGTGCTGTTCCCTGAACGGTTCTTGATAGACCAGGGGATTGCCGCGTACATGCGGGCTGACTGCACACACATGCCGCTGTCGCCCGCTGATGTAGAGCCTGTTGACCCATCTGAGTGTCCCGACACGCCGATTCGGCCACGCATTGCCCACTGGGACATTGAGGTGGCGACGGGGGATGCGCTCGCACAGCTTGGTGTCGAGGGGGCTGACGCCACGGAGATGCCTGACCCGAGTGCGCCCGCACGCCCGATCACGGCAGTCGGACTGTACGATGCAACTGATGAGTCGCACACGGTGGTTGTCCTCGATGGAGACTGGGACACGGCAGTTGACACAGACGCGGTGCCCGCACAGGTGCGCCTCGTCGATGATGAACGCACGCTTATCCAGACGGTCGTGCGCTGGTTCACGGCTCGTCGGCCAAATGTGCTGACGGGCTGGAACGCAAATGCGTTCGACTGGCCGTACTTCATCAACCGTGCGTTCTATCTCGGTGAGCGGTCGGTCACGCAACTGTCTCCGACAGGTAACGTGTCGGAGCATGAGGATGGGGGACGGTTCGTGAACAGTGACGTTGGCGGCATCCTGTTGTTCGACCTCTTAGATGGGTACAAACAATCGCGGTACACGGAACTTGAATCACATGATCTGGCACACGTATCGGCTGTTGAGACAGACATGCCGAAACTGGACGTGGACGACGGGTGGGCCTACGCCCATGCCCCTGAACGGTTCATCGAATACAACCTGCGTGACGTACAGGCCACCGTCTCGATCAACGCGGAGGTGGGCCTGATATGAGTGCTATCTGGGGCACAGCGCGTACTGAAGGCTGGTGGACATTTGCTTGCGTTCAGTGGGAATCGAACCCACCATCGGCTGTTCTCAGGCGTCGAGGATGCAGGCTACGAGGTGCGTGACACGCTGACCTGGCACTACGGTTCGGGGTTCCCCAAGGCGCTGGACGTGTCGAAGGCCATCGACAAGCAGGCCGACGCGGAACGGGAAGTAGTCGGAACAGGACAGAGTGGCGAAGAACGCGGCACATGGAACGACGCCATAGATAACCACGAGGATTTTGGTGGCGAGTATGATGTAACCGCCCCCGCCACCGACGCTGCCGAGAAGTGGGATGGGTTCAAGACGAGTTTGAAGCCAGCCACGGAGTTTGTCGTGCTCGCTCGCAAACCGCTGTCGGAAGGGACGGTGGCCGAGAACGTTCAAGAACATGGCACTGGGGCGCTGAATATTGGCGGGTGTCGCGTCGGGAGCGGGAATGGCGATAATCGGGATGGCGAGGACAGTAAAGAACGGCGATACACCGAGGACGGTGGAACCAACTTTGCGGCAAAGCCTGGACCACGCGGCGGCCACGACGAAGGCCGCTACCCGAGTAATGTCGTGTTTGACGAGCAGGCCGCCGAGCAACTGGACCGAGAAGTGGGTGATACTACTGAGCACAACGGCGAATCGTTCGCGGGCCAGACCGTCGCCGCCACACAAGATACGTATGGGGATTACGACGGCGAGCGAACCGTTCACTCCTTTAATGACACTGGCGGTCCCTCACGCTACTTCTACACGAGTAAGGCATCTCGTGCTGAGCGCACGCTGGACGGTCGGATTGCAAACGCCCACCCCACGGTCAAGCCACAGGACTTGATGGAGTGGCTGGTGAAACTCGCCACCCGCGAGGGACAGATCGTGCTGGACCCGTTCGCGGGATCTGGCACCACCTGTGCGGCGGCCAAAGACCTGGGGCGACAGTTCGTCGGTATCGAAAAACAGGCGAAGTGGGCCGACGTGGCCCGAGTCCGTGTTGGACTCACCCCTGATGATCCAAGCCGCGTGCGGGATAATGATAGTCAGCAGGGTCTTGAAGCGTTCACTGACGGCGGTGATGCAGATGAGTGACACGGCGTATGCGAGTGGCCCGCGTGGACGGTCCTGGGTGCTACGATTGCTGGTGTGTGCAGTTACACTACTGCTCGGGATGCAGGCGTCGTGGCCGATTGCGATTCTGTACGGATTGCTGGCGTTCACACTGTTACTTGTGGCGGAACGGGGGCGGATAGCATGACGGCGTGTGCGAATCCAGGCTGTACAAACATGACAGTGTTCAAACTGGACGTGTGTGCAGAGTGTTACGTTGCAGACATGTACCGACGCATGGGTGATGACAATGAGTGATGAACCACCGCCCTGTCCCTACTGCGGAGAGCCACTGACGTGGGTCGAGGAACCGATGGTGAGCGGCGTGCGCGGCTGGTTCTGTCACACCGAGGGGTGCCCGTATGACTGACACAGACCGTGCGCTGTACGGTGTCTTGCAGGAGTTGGCAGGCACGGACTATGCGTCGGCCAACTACGCAGGCGATATTATCGAGTCTGATATGCGGCGCACGGCTCGTGAGCGGGGCCAGGCCCTTCCCACGGCAGGCGACGTTGCCACGGAGACGTATCACGGGGCAGTCGTGTTCGACCCCGTAGCGGGCCTGCACAATCACGTCTCGTATCCTGACTACTCGGCGCTGTACCCGAACATTATGCGTGACTTGAACGCGAGTCCCGAGACAATCGCCGCTGTCGGGGACACGGATGCGTTCACGAGCGAGCACGACGTGTCGGACATGCAGTGGTCGTACATTGACACGCGGCCTGTGAAGCGCCTGTCCGAAGACGAGACGTACAGTGACTACACGGACGGTGAGTACAAGATCGTGTACGACCCGTCACAGAACAGCATCAAGTGGCGTGACGACTGGAGTCGGATTCAGGACAACCTTGAACGCATCTACTTCGTTCCACACGAGGCCTACGAGGGCCTGCTTGCATCCCGTGCCGACACGTACATCCGCTGGAACAAGTCGTATGAGGGCACGATGTACAAGGCGACGAAGCGCACGCGAAACTCGCTCTACGGCGTTTCGGGAGACAGTAACTTCCAGTTGTTTGACTGGCGTGTGGCGGAAGCCATCACGATTGCAGGCCGACTGCTCTTGGAGTATGGCGCAGACGTGTTGACCGAGCGGTTACAGTCAGCGTTCGATGCAGAAGTGTATGTCACACACGGTGACACGGATGGGTTCGGGGTTGCCGTCGACGACCCGACGTTAGACCGCACGCACGTCTTGCCGAAGGTGCAGGATGCGACAGCGTGGCTGAACGACACGGGGATGCCCGAGTACGTGGCTGACACGTTCGGCGTGCCTGCATCGGAGACGGCACACGAGGTTGACTTGGAGAGCTATTCGCCACGACTGTTCATCCCTGACGGAGATGGGGATAGCGGGACGAAAAAGACCTATGCCGAACATGTCACTTGGGACGAGGGTGAGGAGTGTGATGAGGTGTCCATCAAGGGCTTCGAGGCAAAACGGTCGGACACGGCGAATGTGACCCAAGCGGTCCAGCGGGACGTGCTCACGGCGGTGCTTCAGCATGAGCCTGCGGATGCACGCGAGATTATCGAGGAGCGTGTGCAGGATGCCGTGTCGTCCATCGAGAGTGGCGACATGTCGCTTGCCGATATGGGTGAGCGGTCAGGCATGTCCTCGCCACCCGAATCGTATGGGAGTCCAGATCGCAGTGCCCACCCCACCTATCGTGGCGCGAAGTATGCCAAACAGCACATCGACGGTGAGGAGACGTTCGATAAGCCGCTGAAGTTCCCCGTGAAGGAGGTGCGCGGTGCATATCCAAGTCGGTACGACACGGACACTGGCGAGGACGGCACGGCGGTAGATTACGTGTCCGTCGAGGACCCATCGAACCTGCCTGACGAGATTGTGGTTGACCGCGAGCAGGTGGTCGATTCGACACTGCGCCAGCCACTCCGCCGTGTGCTTCGCACGATGGGGTGGTCCTGGTCAGAAATCGTGGACGGCGAACAGCAGACGAACGTAACACAGTTCTTTCAAATATGACCGACACACGCTATCGAGACGCGGAATGGTTGCACGAACAGTACCACGAGAAGGAACTGTCACAAGCGGAGATTGCCGACAAGTGCGGTGTTGACGACAAAACAGTGCGCAACTGGATGGAAAAGCACGATATTGAGGCGCGTGAGCCAGGTCACAACAACTGTCGCACAGGAATTGCCATCCAATCTAACGACGGCTATCGGAGATGGAACGAGAGCACTCTCGGCAAACATCTGTCCGTTCACAGACTGCTTGCGGTTGCCGAGTACGGGTTCGATGCAGTGTGTGATATGCACGTTCACCACAAGAATGGCATCAGGTGGGACAATCGGCCTGACAACATCGAACTGATGACGCCGAGTGAGCACGCGAGTCTTCATCGGCAGCAGGAAGTGAGTGACACACGATACCGAGACGCGGAATGGTTGCACAAACAGTACCATGAGAAGGAACTGACGCAGAAAGAAATTGCCGACAAGTGTGGGGTTCACGATACAACAGTTGGTAACTGGATGCAAAAGCACGGTATTGAGAAGCGTGAGCCAAACGGTGGGCGCAGTGACAAGCCCACGGGCCAGTTGACGCTCGACGACACGCGGAACCTGGAGAGCGCACAGACAGTCAACCAATGACAGTTCATCCAAACATGACCAATACACGATACAAAGACGCGGAATGGCTCGAAGAACAGTACCACGAGAACGAGCTGTCACAAGCGGAGATTGGCGACAAGTGTGGTGTTTCTGGCGCGACAGTTCGTTACTGGATGGAGAAGCACGATATTGAACGACGCGATCAAATGCGTGCACAGGCAGTCGCGCGTGAGCAAACTGAGCATTTAGAGCCTGATGATACGCGATACCGAGATGCGGGATGGCTTGAACAACAGTATCACGAATACGGGCTGTCGCAAAGAGAGATTGCTAACAAGTGTGGTGTTTGTCAGGACACAGTTCACAAGTGGATGGACAAGCACAACGTTGAAAGCAGAAATTTGGAAGTCAAAGGTGTCAGCATCGTGTCTAAGGATGGCTATCAGGTATGGGCTGAGGGCAGTAACTCCGAGCACGTCCCCGTACACAGGCTGCTTGCGGTTGCCGAGTACGGATTTGATGCAGTTTGTGACATGGACGTTCACCATCAAAATGGCATCAAGTGGGACAATCGGCCTGATAACATCGAACTTATGACAAAGAGTGAACATATGCTCCACCACAGTCTTGAACGGCACGACAATGGCGATACAGGTTATCGGGATGAAGAATGGCTCAAAGAACAGTACCATGACAAAGCACTCACAACATACGAGATTGCCGAGAAGTGTGACACTACCGACAGCACGATATACAAGTGGATGAAAAAGCACGGTATTGAGAGCCGTGACCGAACTGAGCACCTCCACGGTGACAAGCCCACGGGCCAGTTAACGCTCGACGACACGCGGAAGCTGGAGGGCGCACAGACAGTCAACCAATGACAGTGACAGCAATCATGGAACGAAGCGCGAGAACGGCGGATGATTTACAGCGTCCTGCGTGGAACAGTCTGGAGCACAACTATGAGGTGCACGACGTTGGCGAGGCGTTCGTGCGCCAGCACTGTTCGGAGCGTGGCCTGGACGTAGAGGCGTGGGGTATCAATAAGCGTGAGGACGACGGTGGACTCATCTTCGATGACAAGATGGACCTGCAACTGTACGGCAGTGTTGATCCCGAGCATGTACGTGGTGACACGCCGCCCACATCACGGGCACTGGCGGGCATTGTCGAGGTGAAAACAAAGCGGTCGGCAGACTGGTATGGGGTGATCAACGCACGGCACCTGCGAAAGTACCTGTCGATTCGCCATGCGTTCGACGTGCCCACGTACATCTACATGGCCCATGTCGACGAGGATGGTGAGCACAACACGATTGAACGTGACACGTTCATCCCACTGGTGTCGTGGGACGAGTATCAGGCTGTCCTCGACGGGGAACACCCAGGGTACGAGGCGGCCACAGGCGGTGACGAGCAGTTCTTGATGGATCACATCGAGGGGTATGAACTGGTCGAGTACGTGTGGCGAGCGCCTGATGGGAACAAGGTCGTGACACTGGACGTGGACGTGGGCCTGGACTGGCCGCAGTTCACCCACGGTGTCTATCACGATGGCCTTGGCTACGATGCACAGGCGATTCGACGGATTGGCGTGCGCGAGCAGACGGCACCGACACATGATGTGTCGTTCACGGGCCATGATGGGTCTGAGCGTCAGATCAGCGTGAACACGGACGGTGGTGACACAGATGAGTAAGAAAGGACGCCGATGGGAAAACGAGACGGCAGTTGAGGTGTATCGACAGTCGGAGGGCCGTGTGTACGCCTGGCCCGCAGGCTACTCGGGCAACGGGGCTGCGCCTGCGCCTGACATATTCGTTGCGCGGCCAAACAAACTGGCTGGCTACGAGTTGAAGCGCACGGACCAAGACACGTTCTACGTGGATGCAGATGACCTACGGCAGTTGTTGAAACTCGCACAGCCGTGGTTCCACGTCGAGTTGGTTGTCAAGTTCAGTTATCGAGAGCCTGTGTTCATCAGGCCAACACGGGTGCAACAAGTGCCTGATGATCCCGCAACGATTGTTGAGCGGTTCAGCACGGCTGTACCCGAAGCGTTCCGTGGGGATGGCTCGTATCGGCAGGATGAGTCACCCACGTCATTGCGATTGGACAAGCCTGATCGAGATGCGTGGCCGTCAGCAAAGACGGGTGACTCATTGTCGACGAAGATCGTGCATGAACAGCGCACGAACAGTCAGATACCGCCTGCAAGCGTTGGGTGACGTGCAGGGAGAATAGGGCACGGTCAGTTGTCGGCACGCCCGCTGCGGTGCCAGGTCCGTGCGTTCGGGACGGTTAGCAGTGTGTCGTTGCTGTCGCCATCGAGTGCGTAGTCACTGCCATTGGATTCGTCATAGGCGTGGGTGTACCCGCCGATGAGGCGCACGCGGTTGCTGTGTGTGTATGTGTCACGGTGATAACAGTCAGCCTCGCGTGGATAGCCAGTCACGGACTGTGGTGTGATGTGTGGCCGTGCGGGCGCGGGCGCACGGTAACAGTCATCACACATGAGTTGCCCAGTGGTATCGTCGTGCCACACGACGCCCGTTGCACAGTGTCGGCAGGGCTTTTGTGCGGTGCCAGGAAACGGTGGGCTGTGCGTGCCGTCACGGAGCCTGGCGGTCAGTGGGTCTGTGTCACTGTTAGTGTCGGTGTCAGTGTGAGCGGTGTCGTCGCCATTCGGAGCGGCATCAGTCGCGGGACTGGACGCCTGTGTGTGGGCAGGCGCGTCTGTCTCAGCCATTATAATCATCGAGAAGGGTCTGGTGGAGTGACTGTGCGGCATCGACAAACTGCTGTTCGTAGTCGGCACGAGACTGGGGCCAGGCGTCTTCGGGAATGACGTGTGCTTCACGGGTGTCGGGTGCAAGCCACCACAGTTGGCACTCGTCCACGTCGCGGCCCCAGGCACGGGCGTAGGCGGCCAACTGCATCCCGTAGTCAGGAAACTTCTTGTCGAACAGGCCATCTACGGTATCAGCTTTCGAGGTCTTAATGTCGGCCATGACCGTGCCGCGACTCGGGTGCTCGTAGGCAAAGTCGAACTGGCCGCCGAAACCTACGGTGTCGTCAGTCACGTAGCGTTCGACAGCATGGGTATTGTTCTCGGTCACGCGCCCCTGCTCAAACGTGGCGACAGACCACTTCTCGGCATACGCCTGAAACGTCTGTTCGACCCATTCAATATCACTTCGGGCCTGCTTGAGCGCATCGTCGTGTCGGTACTGCCAGCCGTTGAGGCCGTCATATGCGGCAGCCTCCTCGTTGCCCGCCAGGTTTCGTGTGGAAAGCGGGTTGAGGGCAGCCCAGTGTGCAAGCGTGCCGCGCCAACTCTTAAAGTCGAGTACGTCACTGGGATCGGGGCGGTCGGGTTGCCCTTTCAGCCAGTTCTTCCAGCCTTGGATGCTCTTGTCTTTTTCAGGCGTGGGGCGTGCATCGAGCACTGTTGACACGCTCGGGTAGTGACCGCTATCTGTGTGGTACATACGGTACTCGGTGCCATCTATCTCTGCTGTGTCACGGCTCACTGTGGCGTCGTCCACGCTCTGTTCTGATCCCATTGGTGTGTGCTACGTGTACTGTGTACTGCTATGGTGGTGATACAGGTAAGTGTTCCGACAGTGGTGTGCAACGGTGTCTGCACGGTCACTCGTCGGTGTCGCCAGTTGCTTCGTCAAGCACCCGTGTCGATACATCATCGGTGCCCTGGAGCAAGAGAAACGTATCTGTTGCGATAAACTCGTCAGGGTTTCGTCCGTTGTAGACCACGCCGATTGTCTCGGCATCGGTACTGTCACCAATCGGCTGGCCCTCGGCATCGGTCAGGTCACAGTCAACCGTGCGTTGCCAGGAGAGGTCGTCGGTTGCGGGGAAGTCACGTTCGGTGCCAACGGAGATGTTGGTGTCACTACGGCTGTCGCTCTGTCCATCAGATGAATCACTCATGCGTATAAGTCGTGGTGTCGCTACTGCTGTGTTTCAGTCGCCGTGTGCGTCGTGCCAGTGAAGCTATTGCTACTGCTTCGTGGACCGTATGCAAGCACTTCAATGTCGAAGGTGACACTTTCGGATGACCCGTTGAATACCTGCACTGCTACACCGTCATTTGCATCCGTGGTGACAGGCGTTGCTCGCACTTCATTGGATGCTGGTAGGTCGCCCGTGTTACGGCCATTCAGCGTGACCTGGACACTCGGGGTGCTCGGGAAGGGGGTGTCGAATGAGAGGATATGTAGGTCTGTGCCACCGTTACCGCTGAGTGTCACGTCGGTCACGCGGTGAATCTCACTGCGCGTGTTTGGCGCGAAGGCTTCATCCCGTGGCAGGAAGTTCTGACTGTGGGCTGCATTGTCGTGTTGATTGCCTGTCTGTTCGAGGATAGACGGCAGTGAAATGTCGTCACCAGGCGTGTAGGCACTTGTCGGCAGGTAGTTCTCACTGTGGGCCGCATTGTCGTGTTGATTACCTGCCTGTTCGAGGATCGTGGGGAAATTCAGGTCTGTACTCGGGTCGTAGGTATCTGTCAGGTACGTCTCACTGTGGGCGCTATTGTCGTGTGGGTTGTTCAGCAACAGTTGACTGAAGTCAATATCGCCTGCGGGGTCGTAATCGGTTTGTGCAAGAAAGTTAGGACTGTGTGCATCATTGCCGTGCGGGTCGTCGGCAACACCGCCCGTCTCGATATTGCTCACATCTGTGTCAATCTCGCCAAACGTCTCGTTCAGGATATACCACAGATAGTTGTATTCACTGGCGTCGATGTTGTCACCAGGACTGCGCGACGTGCCGTCAGACGGCTTGCTGCCTGTCGCACCCCATGTGGGGAGGTCGTCGTTGTAAGCCATGTATATGTCTTGTTATGCTTGTTTGGTGCCACCGAGTGTGCCGCCAACTGTATCGGGGCCGCTCAACCCGCTGTTGTCACTCGGCACGTAGTCAGGCCCATCCAGTTCGAGCGTGCCTGTGGTGTCAAGTTCGATGGCGTGCCCACTCGGGATGGCGGCTTCAAGTGCGTTCAGTATCTCGCTGTCGGTCAGCGGTGTGTTGTCAAGTGCGTCACGGTCGATACTGAGCGTGATTGCAGGTTTGCCACTGATGCCTGCCAGGTCGATCTCGGATGCGTCAATGTCGAGGACGAGCCTGACAATCCGTGCGAAGTCACCGATTGTGCTCTCCGAGAGGGCGACTGCGTAGGCCGCCTGCACTCGTGTGCGATACGCGGCGTCAGACTCGCCTGTACGCCGCTGTATGCCAATGGCTTCACCACGAAGGTCGAGTGCGTCACCGCTCGCAGTGTCGATGAACAGGTTGTCTGTCGCCGTCTCGGCACGGCTGTCGTGTGCGTCCAGACTGGATGCAAGTGCCGAGATGAGTGCGTCCAGGCGTGCATCCTCGTCGAAGCGAAGTGGCGCATTCGGATTGTTTGCTTGCAGGGCTGTCGTGTTATCAGTCATGGTGGGATCACACTTCGGTGAGCGTCACATCGGCTGCATCGAGAATGGCCTGTTCGCTCTCATCAACACTGATTGCACGGAGGCCATCGGCAGGCCGCTGTGCCAGGTCGTTTGTGCCATCACCTGTCACGTCGACGGTCAGTGGTGTGTCAGGGTCGATGCCCTGCACGCCTGTGTCAGGCCCCACGATAATGTCACGAAGACGTGCGGCGAGCACATCTTCGCCCGCGCCGAGGCCACTGTCGCTGGCCCCATTCGCCTCCGTTCCACCCACGTAGTCAACAAGACGGTTTGCGATAGCTGTCTCACCGATGTAGTTCTCGTTTGTCACGACGCCTGCCTCGATTGTGATGCTGAGTTGCGTGGGCCGTGCGAAGGCCACCGACACGGTTCGGTCAAGTGCGCTGACAAACGTATCGACAGTCACGCCGTTGGCGATAACGCCCCCTTGCAGGCGGAACAGTTCAGTGACGGAGACGGTATCACGGAGCGTGCGGGCAATCGCTGTCTGGTCGCCACCCGAGACGATGACTTCATTTGAGAATGGTGGCAGTCCGTTTGGGCCTGTACTGTTTGTCGGATTTGAGAAGATGCTGACCGAACGCACCCCATCCAGTTCGAGTAGGGCAGATTGAATCGCACCTGGCGTGGCGGCACCGCCGATGGCCGCCGCATCGAGCGTGCGTTCACGCAGTTCGGCGTCAGTTTCGCGTGGCCGCCCTGCAATCAGCGTTGACCCATCTGTGTCAGTGAGCGTTGGATCACCAGTTGGTTTTGGGTTCGTGACGCCAGGCACACCCGATGGCGGGGACGGGATGACGGTCAGACGATTTGCGGGCAGGTTGCCTTCGGCACCACCCGTGACGGCACGGGCGTTTGCACGGACGCTCTCTGTGCCTGCACTGAGCGTGACCTGTTCAGTCGTCTCGAAGGCAACAGTTCCGTCTGGTGTCTGGACCTGCTGTCCCGAAGGGATAGTGAAGTTGGTTGGTGCAGGCGTATCGCGCTGAAACTCGACCACGCCTGTTGCCCGCACTGCATCCCGTCGTGTGATGCCGTACTCACGGGTCTTGCGCTCCAGTGCGTCACCGCTGGCTGTCAGCAGGTACGCATCTTCACTGATGTTGGCTAAGGCCTGTTCCTGATTGTTTGCAAGTGTCTCTGCGACGGCAGTGACGATTGCACCGAGCACGTCCACCTCGTCGAGTGCGGGATCGGCCAATCGGTCTGTGAGTGCCTGTTCAGTATCGGTTGCGATACTGTCAGCATCTTGTGGGTCGTATGTCATGGCAGTGTGAATCGTACAGTCAGGTCGGGGCCAAGATCCGTGTCGAGAATCAGCGTGTCGTCACTGACACTGGCTGACACGTCAACAGGCTGGTTCACCACGTCATCGGTACGGAGCGCACGTTCGGCTTTGTCACGCACGTCCTCGACATTTTGCGGTGTGTTCGGACGGCCCCTGTCGTCGAACACGGCGTTCATCACGCGCAGTGTAGCTCGCTGCACCAGCGCACTGTCGTATTCAGTGACCGTCTCCAAGTCTCCACGGCCCGTCAATGTTGTGCCAAGGTCGCCTGTCAACCGTATGTCTGTTCGGTACGTCATGCGTTGACAAGTTCGTACATCGTCACCTCAACTGTGGCATCACCCGAGTGTCTGTCAGGCACACTGATGAACACGCAGTCTTGTAGTTGTCCGTCCGCTTCTGTCACACCGATCTCTGTCTCGACTGAAAACGGGACTGACGATGGCTCACTGATTGTTGTCGTGACAAACGCAAGCCTGTCATAATCGCTGATTGTCACCAACTTCGGTGTTGACTGTGTACTGTTGACGCTGACGGATACTGTTGTGATTTCACTCAGTGTTTTCCCAGTTACCGTGCCGCTGCCCGAGGCGTCGATGGTCACGGTATTGTCTGTGGATGTGACTGAGAGATTGGTCCCCATGTTGAGTGTCAGCCCGACAGTTGTTTCTCCACCGCTACTTTGAACAGCAACGGGCTGTGCATGGTTGTGGACACCACTCTGCGTGTGCGCTCCAAGGTCGGTCTGTGTAAGCAGTTCTAAGTCAGTGACCATCGTATCGCTCCGCGTTTTTGCCAGTCAGTCACCATTCCCTGTATCGGCTGGCGGCTCTGTTCCACCCGCCTCGTCACCCAGGAACGGTGCGCCGTATCGTTGTGCGTCGTAGGTGTAGTATTCAATGCCGTCTGTGTGATACTCCATCACTTCAGCGATTGTCTCGGGGTCAACCGCATTGGCAAGTGCCCTGTCGATGGCGTCACGGACTTCTTTACTGAACGTGTTGGCAGTGTAGGTGTCCATGTCAGTTAGAGCGTGTTCTTGCTCACGTTTGGCTCGCTCGGGGCATCAGACTCCGTGGAGGTGGTATCGTCGTAGCGATAGACCAGTCTGTTGTTGGACTCGTCGAAGACCAGCCCTTCGCTCACGTCGGTTACTGATGTTTTTTCTGGTGGCACAAGTTGATCCGCGAACCCACCAATGTTCATGTATACAGCCGATGGGTTGCTTCCGAAGATTCCGTTAATGCTTGAGTCGTTGATTGATAGTTGCGTGTTACCATTTGAGTCCTGAAAGAGAGCACCTGAGTTTTCAAAGAATATTCCGCTGCCACCGTCTGTGTTATCGTTCGATAGTATCTCTGAAAGCCCAAAATTGGCACTGGTAATGAAGTTTGGTCCGTGTGCTTCATTGCCGTGTGGGTCAGCTGCTTTACCCTCTACTTCGGATTTCTTTGCAAGTGGAATGTCAGTCGGCATTGCTCTGTGTGTATGTTAGTTTGTTCGGATAACGAGCCGTGACTCGTCTTGGACGAAGAACACGCTCGTTGCTGTCTGATCGGGTATGTCTGTCCGTGATTGTACTTCGGGTGGTGAGAGTGACGATGCGACATTCAGACTATCAGGTGTCAGCGCACTGCCCGTGTGATCGTGTGCTTTGGGTTCATGCAGGTCATCACCCGTGAGTTCACTGTGCTGTGTTGAATTGCTAAGGTCTGCTTCGGCGGCTGTCGTGACGAACGAACTGTCGCTTGGTGCGCCACTCTCCGTTGCACCAGACCCACCTGCCGCGTTCAGTGTGTTGCCGTTAAACTCCAGGTTCTCGCCCGCTTCCAGCGTCGTGCTCGTGGTAGTGCCACCGCCCGTGTTTGAGAGGGTGAGTGGTTGTGGCTGGTCGTGTGTGTCCGACGTAGTGTGTGTGTTGACAGCATCGGTAACTTCACTCGATGTTGCTACCTCGTCACTGTGTGCTGCATCACCGTGTGTTTCGGGTGGCTGTGGTGTGTCGTGCACCTCGCTTTCACGATGCTCGGTCAACTCCTGCCTGCGGATAACACCCTCGGCCTGCTTCGGTGTCACATCGACAGTGACTTCATCACCGTTCAGTTGGAGGCGGGCGCTGTCGCCATCAATTTGTGACAGCAGTTCCACAATGCCTTCTGTCACGTCGAGGTGGCCTGTTTTCAGTGGCCCGTCAACCTGCTCACAGGCATCGTCTCGGAGGATGGTTTCGCTGTTGAGTAACAGGTTGCCCTCCTCGTCCCACCGCAGTACACCGTCTGTATCTGCATGGTCGATGCGGCGCTCGTAACTGTACCCATCGTGATCAGTCGCCCGCGTGCCCAGGCACACACCCAGGTCATCTTTCAGGCGGATGTAGTAGACCACCTCGCCTTCGCGGGGCATGTGTCTGTCGCCAACACTGTGTTGGGGCACGAGCGCATCGAGTGCGTGCCGCCCGAGGCGGGGTTCGATACGGATGCGTGGCTCAACACCTGCACCTAACTCACAGTCATCACTGTCACGCGGGTAGCGGTCAGTGACATAGCCGTATTCGATGAGGCGATAATCCTCGTCACTGCTGTACTCGGGCTGTCGGGACAGTGTATTATTCTCACGCATATCAGAAGAATGGGTTTGCGTTGACAGGCCACGCGTCGATTGCTCGTTCCACCCAACTGTTGCCACTCGAACTGGGTGGATTCTGGACCTGTTCGACACTGACGTTTGCTATGTCTATGTCCTCCAGTCGGATTGGGAGTGACACACGCAGTTGCGTTTCGTGTTTACGGCGATTGCCACGGGCAGGCCGCTTGGCAGAGACGTGATGCACGAGCGATTCGACCTCGTATTCGAGTGGTGGCCCAGGTTCGATGTTTGGGCCACAGGCAGGGTATGCCGTGAGCACACTGAACGGTGTGAGTACGGGTGCGGGGGCAGTCGTTATCTGCCCGAGCGATTCGCCTTGCAGGTTTTCACGTAACATCTGCTTGGCCTTGCGTGCGACCACGGCAGGGTTGACCACATCGACATTCTGCACGGGCGGTGCCAGCGGCAGGTTGGCACGCTCACTCAACGGGACGTGACCTGCGGTGACAACGGCATAGTTGCCATCGGTCGCTGGCCGTCCCGCCACTTTCAGTGTGTTTTGCGGTCGTATCTCGGACAGGGCGTTGTTCCTGTACACTTCGACTTGCCCATCTGTGGGACGGTCGCTGTCCTCTGTATTCAGGTGGGTTGCCTCGAAGTCGTCTGTAATCACTTCATCGTAGACGAGGACAATGCCTGCATCGTCCAGTGGGTTCTCGACTGCATCGAAGTAGAAGATGCCGTCAAGTTGCTGTTCGAGCCATGCCAGTGCGTCGGCGGCAGTATGCTCGTTGCGCTTGAACGTCTTTTTCGACCCGAGATTGAAGTTGCTCAATCGGGCCAGCCCTTTGAGGATGATGATGCCAGGTGCAATCCCAAGCTCGGCACGGGCAGCCAGTGCCGAGACAACATCTGCGTTCAGGTCAAGGACGGTTTCGACAAACGCACTGGTCTGTGGTGGTGTTGCGTTTCCGAGTACGTCCAGTAGTTCGCCCGCATTGTTGTCGATAATCGACCCCAGGTTGTCGGCAAACTGTTCTTCAAACGTCGTGTTGTCAATCTGTTCTTGTGCACTCGCAATCTGTTGCCGTGCATTACGGTCGAATTTGAGCGGGGGTACGTATTCGCCATCAGGCGTGCGGAGCCGTTCACGAAAGCCAATGCTGTCAAACACCGTGGGTACGGTCATTGCTCGCAGTTCATCAATCACGTCTTGGACGACGCGATCAGCCGACGTGTCGCCCGTATATTCGTTACCGAATGGAATTGCGGAAAGCAGTTGCCCTGGGTCGCCCACTGTCATGCGGCGTTCAATATTGCCTTCCGCGCCACTGCCAACGCCCATGACGAAGCCACGGTGTGCCAACACGAGGTCATCAGTGACGTGATGGCGCAGGTATATGTCGGCACGGTCGTAGACATTCTGTGCGTTTGGGTTCAGTGCCTCGACCGCCCGTGCATATTCCGTGCCGTTCCAGCGGCGTGGAAAGTACACTTCGCTGTGCCGCGTGATGGACATGGCCTCGTCTTTCCGCATTTCCGTGCGAATACCCTGGTTGATGACGGGGATGCGAGTGCCACCGACCTCGACCCGTGCAGGCGGGGTGCGGCCACCAGCATCGTCAGGCTCGTACTGACAGATGTGGTCGGGGACGTTCGCTGGCGAGCCACCAGGCGCGTCACGGACAAGTTCATCACGAGTACCTGACATGGCTATGCTTACTGGTCCTGTTGGTCATCGACAGTCTGTAACTGAAACTCGAAGGCGGGCTGTGTCACTGGGACGCCGTTGAGCCGATAGCGACCCTTGTTTAGTTCATCCTTCTGCTCGGTCGTGAGCCGTGAAAAGTTGATGTTCCGATGCGTGCCCTCATCGTCAATGACGGTCAGTGCGTTCGTCGCAGGTCGCATCTTCCGCAGTGTCCTGAGTTGGTCGAGCAACAGGATGCCTTCGACGGTCACTGAGAGGTCACGCTCTCCGATGGCTTCAACCTGCGTCTCGCCACACAGCGTGCGGTGTGTGGCATTGTCGTTCTCCGCAACCTTGCGTAGTGTTTCGACGTAGACGGGCGTTACTTCACGCCCCTCCTCATCAGTGATGGTCGGCTGGATTGACTGGATGTTGCGTGGGTCATTTGGGCCGACCGACCCATCACCAGTGTCACCGCCGCCACCACCGATGATTGTTCCGAGACTATCTTCGTTTCCTGACATGTGGCTTAGACACCATAATTGTCTGTAAAGACACTGCCCGTCACGAAGGACGCCTGTTCGGCACGCTGTGTGGCCTCACTGCCACGTCCTTCGATGCTCACGTTACTGCGGTTCTCAATCGTGTCGACATACACGGTGCGGTCGAGGTCGCCCATCATCACGCCCTGTTCGGTCCCCATGCCCCTGCGCTGGCGCTCAAGGTCTTTCAGGCTGTCACGCAGGTCGTCCACGTTTGTCTTTGCGTTGAGGACGTTTGACCCAAGCACACTGAACACGCCTGTCAACAGCAGGACTGGGGCTGCCACCGACGCAACTGCAATCAACGATGCCGCCAGCGTCTGTAATGCGCCTGACAAGGTGATGGCACCTATTTTAGCCTTGATAGTACCGACAGCAAAGGCCGACATACTGCTTGCACTCAACAGCGCCTGCGCTTTTGCGAGTACAAACGCACCTGCTAACTTTATAACACCCAGGGTTGTTGATGTAACAAGTGTCTTAACAATAAACACTGTGGCGGTGAGCACCAGCAGTGTTCCAATCACTTTGCCAAGGATACGATTGCCGTTACCGAGAATGCCAAACAGTGACACTACCGAGGTTATGAACGAGGTGATGACGCTCAGGACGGATGCGACAGTGACCGCTATCTGGCTGATGCCGTCAGAAAACTTGATAATATCGGGGATTGCGTCGCGGATGAGGCCGCCGAAGAAGAACAGTTGCGGCAACACCTGTGCAAGCACGCTTGTCAAGCTGCGCAGCACGTCCAGGTCCTCAATCGTCTCGCCAAGCCGTGCGAGCAGGGGGGCTGATGCGTTCGCAATCGCAATCAAGTCCTCCATCGTGCCTGTCACGAACTGTGCGGCGAAGTTTGCAAAGGCGCGTGTCTCTGACCGCAAGGTAAGCAAGCCCTGTGCGCTGGCAGCGAGTTCGTCGAAAAAGCCACTAAGTGCACCAATCCCGTCTTCGATGAGCGGAGCCAGGCGTTGTGACAGGGGACGGAAGGCTTCGACAAACTCTTCACCGATGCCATCAAACAGTGCTTGGAAGTCCTCGGCACTGGGCATCCCACCACCTGCCTCGTTCTGTGCCGCACCGAGCAGTCCCAGGCCAACGATGCCTGCCAGTGCCCCCGCGGCACCTGCGGCGGCAACGGCAAGTCCACCTAATCCACCGAGCAGTGCAGGCAATGCACCGACGAAGGTGAGTATCAGCGGCAAGCCTGCCGCAAGCAGGTCGTAGAACGTTGTGAGGCCAACACGGACGTTCATCAATCGGTGTTTCAGGAGTGCAAACTGGGCACTGCTTTCATCGACCCCTGCCGACAGTGCTTCGAGATTCGTGGTGGCCCCTGGAATCACGTCTGTGAGTTTGCCCAACCGCCCCAGTTGGCGTATATTGTCCATATCCACACCCCCGTCGACACTCTGGAACTGGGCTGCGTCGGCAAACATCTCAGGGTCAAACGCATCGAGGACAACTTCAGCAGGCAGTCGTTCAGCAATTGTGTCAACAGGTGCCTGGAAGGGGTTGCCACTCTCTTGCAGTGCCACGCCCATGTCCAGGCCACCGCGACGGGTGGTGTCTGATAACACTTCGCCAAACACACCGCCGATGTTTTGCCCAGTTGTCAGTGCACGGCCAGCGGCCAGCCCGCTCAATGCACCCTCGCCACCACTGTCTTGATCACTGAGCGTGTCATTAATCTCACTGATGTTGCTTGCCATGTTGGAGCGGTCGAGCATACTGGGCATGACCGACATGGCACTGCGTGTTTCACGGCCTGTGGTTTGCCCAATCTCATCAACCCACTCGTCCATGTTGCGACGGAAAATGTCTTGCAGTGATTCACCAGGGAGATGTGACTGGTCGGACAGGCTATCGGTATCGGTCACATCACCGATACTTGCAAGCCCGTCCAGGCCAGCAGTTGCCGCAAGGTCTGCTTGCAGTTTGCGTAACTGCTGGTCTTGCACGACAACACGGATGCGGATAGGGTCAAGCGCATCGGCCTGTGTGCCAATCGTTTTCAACAGGCCACTGAGCCGTGTCAAGTCATCCGTGAAGCCGTCACGGACGTTTGTTACGAGGTCAAGGTATTCTGCTTGATACATACGTGGGTGTCAGATGTAGCCTGTCTCACAGGCCTGATGGCGTCGAGACAGATGATGGTGATGGGGCGTTACTCCGCGCCTGCTTGCGCTCACGTTCACGGTAGTGCTTGCCAAGCCGCATGATGGCAAGCCGTTGCACGCGGGTGATGGCACTGGCGTCTCGGCACAGGGGCACGTCTGCGTTGTAATGCAGGGTGTACGTTTCGCGGCCAGCCCGTGACCGCACGAAGCCATCAAGCGCGGCTTCGTGAATCGAGGCAAACTCGCCGTCCATCTCGGCGTAATGCTCCAGTGTGTCCCGTTCCAGCGGTGTCAGTGACGGGTCGTCTACTCGTCCCGTGTCGGGTTTCCCGAATCAATATCCGTGCTTCCGAGCAGTGACATGGATTCGGCATACGCGGCTTGCCCGACAATGAACTTGATCGGGTACGGCTGTTCTTCAACCTCGGTCTGCATCTCCAGTTCGAGTGCTTCACGCATCTCGTCACGGGTCGTGGGCACGAAGTTGAAGCGCCGCTCTTGTTCCGTACTGGGCGTGTCGAAGGCAGCATCAATGTCTGCACTGCTTGGGGTTAGTGCCTCTTTGCCTGCTTGCATGATAGCACTGAACCCGTCCTCGCCCATGCTGTCGAGCACGTCAGCCTGCTTTGCCTGCACCTCCATGCCCAGTTCCCGCAGTTCTTCTTCTTCGGCAGCGGTCAGGTCGTCTTTCGTACTCAACTCCTGTATCCGCTGTTCCGTGTCGCCCATCTCAACATCAGCATCCTCAAGCTCGCTTTTGTCCATTGCCCGTTCGATCTCCCACAGCGTCGTTTCGGGCAGGAGTTGGTACGTGAGCGGTATCGTTTCGTCACCGAACGGAACAGAAACCGTGTCTGTCCACTCGCGGCCTTCATGTATCTTCTGCCGTGCTTGTTCCCATGACATATCTTGTACTTAAATCAGGTAGTTGTGTACTGTGCCTGCGTGTCTGTCACTGCTGGTGGCTCACACCGATGGGCCGTCGTCGGACAGGCCGTCGAGGTCGCCAGCGGCAGTGACACCATCAAGGCCGAGTGACACCACAACGTCACCACCGTCCTGTGCCTCAACGGTTACATCGTTCCAGTACAGTTCGGACTGGTTCGTGTTGAGGCTGCCATCTGCATCTTCGGTCGTCTGGAACGTTGCACTGATGGGCGTGTACGGTTCAATCGACCGTGCCAGGTCAGCCGCCGCGCCATTCAGGTGCGCCGAGGCCGTTACCTCGTAGGTGATGTTGCCCAACTGCATCCCCTGTGGCTCGTCGTTGCCGACACCGTGTTTGGGGTCATTGTCACGGCTGTGTGAAACCTCCACGCTGTCCAGAATCAACTGCCCCTGCGTGCCACCAGCCTGTTCGTCACCAATCGTCACTTTGAGTTGACTGTCGGAAGTAACTCCCATGTGTACGTGCTATGTGTGCTGTTTACACCTCGACGCCGCCCACGGTCACTGTGGAACTGACGTTGAGGTTGACGGTTATCTGCTTCATTACGTCGACAGGGCTGATGCCCACGAGTAGGTCAACAGCATCATCCGTGTCACCGAGCGTGGCGCGTGCCGCATACGCATCCCCACCACCTGCATCCGACAGGAGCGGTGGGCGGTCGGTGGCAAGGTCGTTCAGGAACCCTTCAACGTCTGCCACGAGATTGGCTCGCTGTTCGGGTGTGTTGACGACGTTGCCTGCATAGTCCTTGGCAATCTCTGCCACGCCGAGCGTGACCACATCGACAATCTCTGCCTGAAACACGTCGCTCAACGCATCCGACGAACTTGCGGTCAGCCCATCGACAATCACCTCATCCTTCGTGACGACGGTGAACTGTGCAACGTCGGCCACGGCAGATGGACGGAACTCGCTTGCCAGCCCTTCGACAGTGATCTGGTCGTATGCCAGTGACGCCCCAAGCGGCTTTGTGGCCGCCTGCCCCGCCACGGCTCCGACAAGCCATGCCTGTGTACTGCTCCCATCGAACGTCTCGGTCGCATACCGTGGTGCAACCTGCACAAGACGGTGACTGTCGACCGCAGGTGATGCACTGGTCACGTCGGTGGCATCGAGCGGCGAACTGGCGGCACTGTCATGCAGCGGTGCCCACAGCCGTGTCAACTCCAGGTCAGTCGCAAAGTCCTCGACCACGGTGTGTGCATCAATAATATCCTCCTGTAAATCGCTGGTCAGGACGATATACCGTGGGTCGAGTCCGATGGCCGTCTCCGTCGCCGTCGCAACCCCGTCTGTCGCACTGGGGTCGTATGGAACCAGGTACGTGTCTGTCGCGCCATTCTGTCGTGCCGCCTGGACTGCCAGGCCGTCTGCATCACTGTCCACTGCGTCGACCGCCTCCTGTGCTCCATCAATGAACACAGGGTCCGTGCCCGTCGCACCAGTTGACGGTGCAAGGAACACGAGGCGGCTGTTGAATCCGACCGACACCTGCGTATCGCGCGGTCGGACATTGACTGTCAGGCCGAGTGGCCCGTCGTAGGTGCTTACGCTCATGTGTCTGTTGTTGTATCAATCGTCGTGTCAATCAAAACGTCTTGTTCGTCCAGTTCTGTGAGCGGTGCGCCCACTTCCACGCCGACGTTTCGCATCGTCGGGACATTTCCGAGAACATACTCGTTATCGTATTCGACGGTGAGGCGATAGCGGTCGCCCACCAGATTATCAGTCGGACTGCCAATATCCTGACTGCCGTTGGCCTCCAGTGTTTGCACATCGGGATGCAAGGCATCGAACGTACTGAACCGCGTGGCAAGCGTCGTGAATCGCTGTTCGAGTGCCTGATACAAGGTGTTGACAGTCCGTTGTCGGCCACCAGCCGCGTGCACACCAATATCAACTGTCGCCTCCATCTCGCGGCCTGCACGGACAGTCGTCGTGCCATCAGCGTTCTGCTCCAAGCCAGCCACGTATGCCCCACCACCAAGGCCATTATTGACAGCCGACTCGAATATCTCAACGGTGTAGGCTGGCACCTCCGTGTCACCATCACGGTTCGCCAATCGTACATGGCGCTCGGGGTCAGACACACCGATGGTTGTCTCAATCAGGTCTACCAACTCGGCGTGTATCGCATCCTCAATGTCCTGTTTCGTTGCCATGTGTGTTAGAAGGTGCGGCGAATACCCTGGCGCACACCGTTGCGGTGGGCACGCTTCAGGTCAGCCTCGTGTGCGTTCCACGCAGGCCGCATGTACGGATGGGGGCGTGTTCCAAACGCTTCGATGGTATCAGCAATGGCCGAGGCGAGTGCGTCACGGCTGTCGAACTGCCGTGGTGTGATGCCCTTGCGGTCAATCCACTCGCGGATAGCCCCATACGGAGCCACGTCGGGCGCATCGAAGTTGGCCCCACTCATCGGTGACTGGGTGAGTCCTCGCAGTCCCGTGCCGTACTCGACGTAGGCAGCATACGGCGCATCTGCTCGCGCAATGTGCTTGCCGTAACTATCGAGTCGTGTGTCAGTGAAACTGGGTTCACTGAACTGTCCTGCCCTGCCACCGCGTTGTTCGATACTCCGAAGGAGGGTGCCCGTCACGACTGACCGATCACCGTACTTGTCGGGAGCCGCCAGTGCCGCCTTTGCGCTTGCCACGAGTGCTGCCACGGCAACACGCATCTGTGCGTTCACTGCATCTTCGATATTGTCAGGCAGTTCAGCAACGTCCCGTGCTGCACGGGTGAAATCATTTGTCATGGGTCACACCTCACAGTGACTCGAAACTCACGCGCTGGAGGGGGAACTGGATGACGGCAGGCCGCTGTGGCGAGGGCACCTTGCGTATCGGCTCCAGTACCTCGTATCGCTTGCCACGCTCCTCGAAGCGGTCACGCACCTGAATGTCAGCATCAGCCACGGCCAGTCCCGACAACTGCCCCTGTTCAACCTCACCGACGCCCTGTATGTCACGGCCCCCTGTGGCATCGTACAGGTACGCATCCACGGTGACGGCATCTGTCTCGTACTGCTTGCCGCCGCCAGCCACGTCGTTGTCATGCCCACGATAGCGGTCGATGGTGTACGGGCGTGCAATCGACCGCACATGCGCTCGCAACGGGCCTGACGGCACACGACCACCAACCATCAGTGACCGTGGCCTCCGATGTAATCAGTCGTGTTTCGCAGTGTGTAACTGGCCGTCGCATCACTGTTTCGCAAGCCCTCGTTCAGTATCTCGTTGAATAACTGAAACTGGCTTGATTCTTCTTGCGTGGCCTCGTTCACACGAATCTGTTGGTCGCCCACGGACCAGCTACTCACCGAATAGTTCTCCACTTCGGCCTTCGCCATAATCGCCGTGCACCCAATCAAGGCTTGGCCCAAGGCACCGTCCCTGAACCACTCGCCCTCGTCTGCGTCCACGCGAGTCGCCATGCGAAGTTTCGCCAACCGCACCTGTCTGTCGAGCATCTGTGCGGTCAGTTCATCAGGCGCGTCTGCATAGCCTGTGAGTGCCCGCACCATCTCGTGCAATTCTGCATCTGTCGTGGGGGCATACGACGGTGGCTCAGTCTCGCTCATCTGTGTTAGTCTCGTTGACGCGCTTTGTTAGCTCACTCACGGCAATGCCGTTATCAATCAGGTATCTGTCAACTTGGTCGCTGTTGATCGTCACCTGCTTGTCAGGGTCCAGGGCGCGTGCGTTTGCCCGCGACACCTGGATGTGGTGAGCCTGCCGTTGATCAATATTGTCGAATTTGTTACTCGTTTCTTCAATTCGCTGTTCCGTGCGCTCCACACGCTCAGGCAGTTCAAACAGCGGTGCCAGTCGCGTTGGCACACCGAACTTCGGTGCATACACCTGCCACAGCACCCACACAGTGAGTAGCCCAACACCCGCTTCAGGCATATAGACCGAGACGGGTTCGGGCAGTCCTGTTGAAAGCAACATCATGTCACTGCTACACTCACTGCGCTCAGTCGAAGATGCTACTGATGTTAGTCAGGCGAATGTAATCACGGACGTTCGGATAGCGGTTCTCGGGGTCGAACTTGTGACTGTACCGCCAGGCATAGTCAACTGCCTCACGGCCACCGCGCTGTGGGTACGGCCCAAACGTCTCGGGTGAGGGCATCTCGCTGAGACGGAACACCGAGTTGCGGTGCACTTCGGCGTCGGGCACGAGTATCAACTCATCCGTGCCCAGTTCCGTGGTCAGATCGACATGCAGTTCATCCTCCTTGTCGATGCCAGCCACGTTGTTACCCTCGCCACGCGGGATGGTGTGCAGGCGCAGTTCTTCAGGGATCAGCACGTCATCGTTCACCCCACCACGGGCCTCGCCCATGTTGATGGCCTCACGGTAGGTCATGCGACCCGCAGACTGCGTGCTCTGCTTTTTGTTGAGTGTTGCCAGGGCCTCCTGTCGGCCAATCATCAGTGCCCAGTTGGGGTCACTGCGCGTGAGCACGTCACCACTGATGCGCTTGTACGCTTCGTGGTTGATGATGTTTTCGGGCACTTCGTCAGTCGGCGTGTCGACGAACTGTGAGCAGTCAATCGTGCGCTCGTCGGGAATCTCGTTCTTGAGGCGCTGAATCATGCCCTCACGAATCTGCTGACCCGTGCGGTTGTCCTCAAGCCCCTTGAGGAAGTTTGCATCCGCAAGGAAGTCGAACATCTCCAGTGACGCACGCCGCTGGAGTTCCACGTTCGTCACGTCCTCCTCGTCCATGTACTCGAAGCCATGCACGTATCGCACGGTCTTCCACTCCTCGCCGTCGATACGGACGGTTTCGACGCCACTGCCACCCGTCTCGCCCATGCCCGTGGGGCCAAACGGCATGTCCATCGACCGCGGGTCGACAAACTCCTTGTCCTCACGCTCGACATAAAACGTGTCCAGCGTGATCGGTTGTACGGCGGCCAGTTCACGGCGGATGCCAGGACGATCAAAGTCCCGTCGCTCGAACATGGCATCCTCCTCGGGCGCGAACATCTCAGTGTCTTCGTTCTGATTGCGCGTGCTCGTAGGCATTGTCTGTATGATATTCTGCCGCCTCCTCAAGCTGGTAGATCGGCACAGGCCCTTCGCCCACGTCATACTGTTTGGGCGTGTAGTCCTGTGCGTGCTCACGGAGCACGTCACCGCGCTCACGTCGTGGCACGACACCGAGAATGGGCTTGCCATTCCCAGGGTCGGCAACGTATGCTTTCTGGTCGCCCTCACTGAAGTAGACGAAATCGCCTTCTTCGATAACCTCGCCAGCCTCGTTTGCGTACACGGGGCTGTGCTGTATCTCCTTGATGTAACGTTCAGCAGCCATGTGTGTCTCTGTCTGTTAGTGTGGTTGTATCTGATTGCGTTACGCCGTGTGCGAGAGGTCAATGACCTCACCAGGCGCGTAGTCACTGTCACCCGAGCCGTTGCTCGCATCAGCGTCCGTTTCGACGCCCGTGGTGCCACCACCAGTGCCAGTCCCATCGACACCTGCCGCAATGTCCTGGGCCAGTTCGTGACGCTCATTGAGCGTGTCCAAGGAGAGGTCGAGCAGTTCGTCCTCGTCCCACGCATCGGTGAGCGAGAGAATGTCGTCCACAATCGCCTGCCGCTCATCGGCACGGTACGATTCGACCTCCTCGGTCAGTGCCTCAAGTTCGTCCATGAGCGCACTCCGCTGTGCCTCAAGTTCGTCACTGAGCGAGTCCAGTTCTGCCGCCAGTTCGTCTCGCTCATCACGCAGTTCGGCCACCCCCTCGTGTTTCTCTGCAATCGCATCCACAGTCAGGTCGCCAACGTCGATGGCGAACCCATCGGTCGTGTTTGTATTGTCAGTCATAGATTCGGATTCGTATGTCGTCTCCGTTACTGTCTGTGCAGTATCACCTGCACCGTCCGTCTCGATTGGCGCACTGTACTCCGTTGACTCTGCAAACACCTCGTTGAGTTGCATCACCTTGCGGTCGTGTGCATCACTGTCTACACCACCGCGTGCACCGAGTGCATGGGCCGCATCGACATTGCCCCGACGCAGGTAGCCGTCTCCGTCTACCACGGGATACGACGAGGCCGATTTGGTGTCCTCGGGATACAGGTAATGTTGCTCGTAGTTGTCATTGGGGATCTCGGACTCGTCTAACTTGCCGTCACGCAAGCCCGTGAACGAGACACCCGCTACGTCCCTATCAGTCCCAAGGGCCGTCGACAACAGGTGTGCCCCGTCAGCACACAACGGTGCGTTCAGAACCGTGGCCGCATAGTCATCAGCCATCTGCTCGAAAATGGACATGCGCCCATCCGAGGTGTCATCGGCCATGACCACGGCACTGTCAAACACAAAGCCCTGCTGTGTCTCAATCGGGTTCGCCATGTCACCCGTCTCGCTCGCATAGTACAGGACCGCATACACCCGCCGTGACTCGGCAATCGGCTGGTCAAACTCGACCTCCACCGACACCTCCTCGTAGGCATTAAACGGCCCTGCCCGACCCAACTGCTCGCCCACCGACACGTTCTGTCGTGTGTGCTCTGCACCCTCATCGTGCACGGCCACGTAGAAGTCCGTGTGGGCAGTCGCCATGTTGACACGGACTGATTCGGTCGCCATCTGGTGTTCGATACCCACCTTGTCGTACTCCGTCCAGTGACGGTCCTCAGTCGGGCGGTCCACGGTCGTCGGTCGCCACGCCGCGTCTGTGGCATGGTCGCCGCTGTTCTCACGAATCTCCGTGACGTGTTCCTGCTTTCGTGCAAACCAGTCCTTGTAGAAGCCCCACAACGCTTGCTGAACCTCGCCACAGCCATGCTCGGTCCAGTCCTCCTCAGACCACTCCGTTGGCGGCCCCTCGGGTGTCACGTCACCCTCGTGACTGTCCAGATAGTTTGCAGGCGAATATCGGGCTATGTCACCGCCGTTCTCGATGATCGTGGGCGTCAACTCATCATCGACAATCTTCTGCCCCATCGACTCGCCCACGCCCGTGCCGCAGTCACCGATTGCATCCGCATACTCCTCTTTGGCCTCCATGCCCGCCTCGACCGCGTTCACCACTTTGTCAGGTGGTGTGAGGTCCAGGTCCTCCAACGTCTCAGCGTCAACGCCAATTGAAGCCGCACTGTCATTGCCAGGTGGCGAATACCCATCAGGGGCCAGGTCGTTGTCGGCACCGCTGTTCAGCGCATTGCCGTTTCGCAAGTCCTTCAGAAACTCTTTGACACGAGCCAGTGCCCACTGCTGTTGGGATGCGCCTGGCGCATGGCTACTTTGCCAGGCCCCTGCACCACGCTTGTACACCTTCTTGAGCGTCGATAGGTTGGGGCTGTACTCGGATGAATCCATCTCGTTGTGTTCCTCACGGATGGTTTTGATGGATTCTATCTGTTGCTCGCTAATGTCAATGTCCGAGCCATCACCCTCCGTCGAGGCATTGTCCTCATCGTCGTACTGGTACTCGTCACCAAACTTGTCGTCCCACTTGCGACGGAACTCGCCGTGACTTGCACACGGCATGTACACAGTCACGCCGTTGTCCTTTTCGTGACTGTGCGTGTAGTCCTCAACGGCCTCAGCGTCAGCACAGTCCAGTTCTTCAGCGGCATTGGCTGCCGCCTCGCGTGTCTCGAAACGGTATTCAGCGCGTGCCTCACGCGCCTCTGTCTTGTCCAGGTGCATCCCGCAGGAACACGGGCCTGCCGAACAGTCAGTCGCTACCGCCGCATGAAAGCCCGACACTGCATCTGCCTGGTCCACGCCGAGGCCACAGCCGTCCTCGCGGGAGCATCGGCCCTGCTCGACAATGGCTACGTGGTCAATCAACAGGTCGCGCTGGTAGGCATCAACACCCTCTGCGTCCATGTCCGTGTTGTACCAAAAGCCAATCGAGACACCATCGTTGTCCTCGATCCACGACTTTGCTTCACCGTCCGTGATCGGCACATAGGCATCTGCTCGCAGTGCATCATCAGCGCCATCCCACCGTGGCGCACGGGTGAAGCCATGCACCTTGTCCACACCATCGACGATGCGTGACTGTGGGTGGCCGAGCGTGAGTGGCGCATTGTCCAGTGACCAGGCCGCCTGCCGCAGTTCCATTGCAGGCTTTTGCATCGTCACGGAACCGTCTGGTGTCTGATACGTCTGCTCGACTGGGCGTGCCGCCGTCAGTGGCATCTTGTAAAAGCGGTCTGTGTCAAACGCCTGTTCGTGGGGCGGATTGTCGATCTGGACAACCTGTGCCTCACTCCAACTGAACGTGTCCGTGCCAGCCGCATCCACCTCGAATGGCGTCTGCACTGCCGCGTCAACACCAAACGCCCGTGTCTGACCGCCGTGCCGTTGTTGCTCACTCATACTTAATTCATGTCTCACTGTGCAGCATCACTCACCGCTGGTAGAATCTCGACCGTTCGCTGTAACACGACCGTTGACCAGTCTGTACTCGCACCCTGATAACTCACGCGCACCTCCTCTGTCGCAGTGCCCGTGTGATTCAGGGCTGTTGCTGGCACTGTCACCTCGTAATCACTGGCCGTGTCACTTCCATCAGTGCGCTCGACAGCCACATCCCCGTCAGTTGCCTCAAACAACACGTCACCATCAACGCTCGGTGGGCCTGCTACAAGATAGTACGCCACATCTAACTCATCCACGGTTGAGGCCACCTGTCCTGGCTGCACGTCTATCGGAACAATCCGCGTTGAGTCTGCATATGCCTCGGTGTTCCCTGTGGTCATTCTGCCTCTCCTGATGGGTCTGCGTCTCCAAGTTCCACGATAATCGGTTCACTCTCAACGTCCATACCAGCCGCCACGACTGGGGTGCGGGGTGGAACCACTGCGTTACTAACATCAGCCCGCGCTGATGCAGGTGGTAGTGGGGCAACTGATGGTGTTGTGGCAATGACAGACGTACTGACAGCGTTTAGTGTGATTGTACGTAACCGCCGTGGGACTGTCACGGCGCGTTCTATGTCTGTGGTCGTTGTGCCAACAGCCCGCACTCGCTCAAGTGCGACCTGCGCAGTGTCCGTGTCAACTGCGGTGGTTCCAAGCGTCCGTGCCCGCTCAAGGAGTGCTTGTGATGTATCCGTGTCAACTCCAGTAGTCCCAACAGTCCGTGCCCGAACAAGGGCTGTCTGCCCAGTCTCCGTATCAACTGCGGTGGCCCCAACAGCGCGTGCCCGCTCAAGTGTGGCCTGTGCTGTGTCCGTGTCAACTCCTGTGGCCTCAACAGTCTGTGTCCGAATAATAGTGAAGTTGTCATCTCCATCGAACGATGACAGATCAACAGCATCACTGGGCAGAGTACTATACCCCCCACTTCCAGACAGGTCCACAGCATCACTTGGTGGAACCCTGTATCCGCCAATCTCTGACAGGTCCACCGCTGTGGCTCCAACAGTCTGTGCCCGAGCAGGGGCTATCTGCCCAGTCTCCGTATCAACTGCTGTGGCCCCAACAGCCTGTGCCCGCTCAACTGCGGCCTGTGCTGTGTTCGTATCAACTGCTGTGGTCCCAACAGTCTGTCTCCGCTCTACTTCTGCCGCACTGATTGTCGCATCCAAAGCACTGAACGCAACCTTCTGCCCAAGCGGCGATAAATCAACCGCGTCGTTCGACAGCGCATTATACCCACCGCTTCCCGACAGGTCAACTCCATCGTTCGACGGCGGTGCATAACTCATCAGTTACCTGTTCGCCGTTATCCAGAGTCAAACGCAACAGTATGATGCTCAGGTTGCCACGCTGATGGGACATACGACTCCTCATTCCCATCCTCATCTGTCCGCGTTGGCTGTCGTGTCTCGTCTGCCTCGTACCACGCTCGCACGTCAGACGCGAGTATACCGCCCTGTGGAGAGCGATACACTTGAACTTCCCAGCCCGATGCCTTGCTGGCGAGGTCGTGACTCGCTACTGTATTGAACAATCCAAGAGCCGCCTGTTTCGGACCATACATCTCCGCGTCACTAACGTTTGACCGCAAAACTTCATATTCTGCGAGCACGGGATTGCCGTCCGCGTCCGTATCAGACCCCTCGCCTACAACGAGTTTCGGCACGCCATTACTGTCGTCAGCAAACACGTCACCATCAGGTGCAAACGTCATACGAGCCGACAGTCGCTCCTCGTTCGCACCGAGGTCGGGACTGTCAGACAGGCGATTCATACTGTACTCGTCTCCAAGCACGACTGTCCCCTCTGCTGGAAGTGCCGATTCAATCGTATCAAGCAAGCTCGTGTCCGTACTCACGATACTTCCCTGGACCGTGTATCGCAGGTCAATCTGAGTCATAGCTGTGCCCTCCGTGGGGCAGTGAGGCGATTGAGATACTCGATTTCGGCTTTAGAGATGGCCCGATGCCAAATACCTATAACAGCCATATCACCCTTAAAGTATGTATGCGTCCCCTCTCCGATGTTAGTTAACTTTGGGAAGATTTCTGATGAGTATGTCCTTGCTCTTTTTTGGACACTATTGACAAACACATCAGTTCGGGTAGAGCTTGTCGCTCTCCATATTACGGTATACCACTCATTCGGCGTTATATCCTCCACAGTTCCCATACTGGCACCGGGATTTCCATTAAACCAGTTCCACGATTGACCGTTAATTCCAATAACCGTGTTAAAATTGACATCTCCAATTATCTGGTACTTGCCCCCGTCAGTCATTTCCGAACTGGGCTTGACAATCGTTAGAACGGTAATCGGCGTTTGTGCATCTTCTTCTCGGATAAACTTGTCGTCGCTTCCATCAAACCTCGTTGCCTCGAACGAGTCTGGTCCCTCCACACCGATTGTCGGGCCACCGCTCGCTTGGGCGTGCCGACCGTGCCCGCTCTTGTCTTTGATTTCGCCTGCTGTGCCATCAAAGTACGTCGGGTCCATGTAGTACAGTGCCTCCAGCCCGTCGTACAAGTTGATTGTTTGTTGTGTCATTGTCTTATTTTAGCACCTCCACACTACCAAATTCATGGGCGTGTTTCAATCTCATGTTAAGATTTACAGAGGGGAACGACCCATCTCGGTTAACTTGAATATAAGCGATGTTAGAGTCTGAGCCATCAATCTTAATCCGCACACGGTTGTTTGCGGTAGCTATAACGTTACCTGTTGTGCCCCAGTTATTGTCCTTTGTTCCCGTACTCATCAGGTCATCCGTAGACCTAAAGATGGTAGTACCTGTGCTTTGCTCATGTATATCTATATTCACGTCTCCCCGAACTATCCTATTCACACCGCCCCCATGTTTAAGCTTTACATAATTTACGTATCCTTCTGTGACACTACTCTTTTGCGGGAGGACCTCACCAATATTATATACCCATATGTTTTTCTTTGTATCATTACCTCCACTCACAGTAACTTTGTTATCGTAGTGTATTGATTGTTTTAACTCCTGATTCCCTGCTTTGAGCGAAGTAAACGGATAGTTCGGCGTGATTTGCTTGTTCTGAATCCCGCCGTTCCCATCAGCCTCAGCCTCAACCGTCAGCGCCTTGTCCTGATTGATAGCCAGGTGATAGCCAACCTGTTCGCCTTGCGCGAGGTCGTCCGTGACAGGCAGATTGACCATCGGGTAATTCGGGTGGTCGGCAGGCACCTCCATCGGCCCCGTCTGAATCGCACCAGACGGGACGACCTCGTTGCCCAGTTCCGTCACGCCCTTCTGCGTGTTCGCTCGGGCCTCTGGTTCACGGCGCTGAAGTCCGCCCGTTGGCATATCGAAATAAATCGTAGATTCCGTATTGATGTTCTGTACAGTGACACCAAAGCCACCAGATTTATACTTTTCACCATCGGGCGGAGACAAACTTCCACTTCCGAGCAAGTTTTCAGACGAATCATATAGACTAACTTCCACGTTTCCTTCAAGAGTTATCGATACGTTTACGCGTACAAATTCGTTTAGCGGTGGTGAAACGTTCGAGATAATTGTCGAATCGGATTGTGAGCGTATTTCTGTTTTTCCGAGCTGAGGGGAAATTGGTAAACTAAACCCATCGGCTTGTTTAAAGTACTCGTTGAAATTTTGAACACAAAACTCCAATTTGAAATAATCATCAGTGTCAGTGAAATAAACAAACGCTTCAAATTCATCGCCCGCTTGAGGATAAGTGTCTAAACCGTCTGTTGAATGTACATAACGGTAATCAGCCGCACCAGTGGTTACGAGTTCTAAGGAATAATCTCCATCAGCTACGACATTAGAGGTAACAGAAACGTCACTTCCGCCCCTTTTGTCCCACACGCCAGTATCCAGCGTCCCGCTCTCCCAATCTTCGACCGTCAGATTACGCACCTGTGGCACGCGCACATCATCGTGCCCCGCCGTGAACGACTCAACATTACCATCAATTGATGCTGACCCACTCACGTCAAGTGCGTTCAGTGGGATTGGGATTTCGTTACCGTTAGAATCCTCTCCAACTAACTGTCCTGTCGCGCTGTCGTACTTGAGTGTAAAGTCTGCCATTATTATGTTCCCTCCAATCCGATTGACTGCACCGTATCAGCCCGCCTGTCGTTGTCAGCAAACGCGAACTGGCTGAATCCAGTCTCGTTGTCTCCAGTTGCGCCCCAATTAATTCTCTCGATAGGCTGAGTCGGGAACGGGCTCGCTGTCACGCCATACGCACTCTGGAGTTGCACGTTCCCGTTCGGGTCTTTCGCCGCGACGTGCCAACTCTGTGTGCTATTGGTCGCGTCGGGGTGTTCGACGAACGAAAAATTCCCACTGGCATCAGCGGTCGTGGTGGCGACTACGCCACTCGACCCAGCCAAGTCCTCGCGCCACAGATAGACCTCGGCATTGGCTATCGGATCGTCAAAGCCATCGGTTATCTGACCTGATATGTTGCTATTGGACATGGAAGGCTCACCTCATTGGGTACAGACGCGCAGGTTACTCACCACCGAACGTGAACGAGGCGTTGTTTGCAGGCAACGATGTGGTGCCGTCACCAGACAGGTCCGTGTCCCCTGTCGGTGAATTGTCGATCAGAAACTCCTGTGAGTTATTGGGATTCTGTATTACAATCTGGTCAACCACAAAGCCGCTTGGCCGACCAAAGTCGATAATCGACGTGTTCTCAAGCGTGCTCGTGCCGTTCGTATTGTCGTGTGTGATCGTCCAGTCGCCAGTTGCGGTCGTCGTCTGTGCGTCACTGGTTATTGTCGTGTCAGCATCACTGACCGCATTTGCACTGCTCAGAAGGTGGACTGTGCCACCCTGGAACTGTGACAAATACGCCTGTCGTGATGCCTGATTGCCGCCTTCAACCATGTGTGAGAAGTCTGTGTTTGCTGTCTGCGTTCACTGTGCGTGTGGTGCAACGTGGACCGCTATTTCGGTGCCATGCTCTGTAATCGAATTGACCGTGCCCCGACCCACAACGGTATGTGCCTGCACGGCCACTGCTTCATCACCGACTGCAATCCGACGTAGACGCCGTGGCATGAGCGTTGCCCACGCAAACCCATCAATCCAGATGGGCAACTCGCCATCAACGTACCGCTGATGGCTGCCGACAATCTGTATGTAATCGGCATACAACGTGGGCGTCTCGGAGCCTGCCTGTCCAATCAGTTCTGTGCTCATTCGCCTGGTTCTGACTGTGGTACTGCTGTGGTATGCAGTGTCAGTGCGTGGCCTCAGTCGGTGGGTAATAGCGCACGATGCGATCCATCAGCACGAAGTGTGTCGTGTCAGCACCCTCGACGACAAGCGTCTCGTGCTCATAATCGA